GGCTTTGAAGATAAAGACGAAGATGGCGAAGAGACAGGCATCGCACTGCCGTACGTCATCACGATGGTCAAAGACACCAAAGAGATTTTGTCTATCCGCCGCAACTGGAAAGAGAACGACGAGTTACACAAAGCACGCCAGCACTTTGTACATTACCAATATATACCCGGCTTCGGGGCGTATGGCTTTGGTTTGATTCACTTGATTGGTGGTGCCGCGAAGAGCGCAACATCTCTCACACGCCAGTTGGTTGATGCGGGCACACTATCTAATTTGCCCGGCGGTTTGAAGACCCGTGGCTTGCGTATCAAAGGAGACGACACTCCCATCGCACCGGGCGAGTACCGTGACGTGGACATCACATCGGGCACACTCAAAGACAACATCGTCAACCTGCCGTACAAAGAGCCAAGCCAAACGCTGTTGGCGTTGATGAATCAGATCGTTGACGACGCACGCAGATTTGCGGCGGTCGCTGATATGAAGGTCGCTGACATGAGCGCGAACGCGCCTGTGGGAACTACGCTGGCTATTCTTGAGCGCATGTTAAAAGTGATGTCTGCTGTACAGGCTCGACTGCACTACAGCTTGAAACAAGAATTGAAACTCTTGGCTGGCATCATCCGCGACTACACAGACCCAGACTATTCATACGATGCTGATGGTCCCCGTGGCGCACAAGCTAAAGAGTCTGACTACCACAAGGTAGAAGTTATTCCTGTAAGTGACCCCAACGCCGCGACTATGTCGCAACGCGTTGTTCAGTACCAAGCCGTCATGCAGATGGCACAACAGTCACCACAGATTTATGACTTGCCACAACTACATCGTCAGATGCTGAATGTGTTGGGTGTTAAGCATGCTGAGAAACTCGTGCCGTTGGAAGACGACATGAAGCCAGTTGACCCAGTCACAGAGAACATGAACATCATCAAGGGCAAACCAGTCAAGGCGTTTATTGCCCAAGACCACAAAGCCCACATCGCTGTCCACATGGCTGCGATGCAAGACCCCAAGATTGCACAAGTGTTGGGTCAGAACCCACAGGCTCAAATGTTGATGGCGGCGGCACACGCACACATCGCAGAACACTTAGGCTTCGAGTACCGTCAACAAGTCGAAGAGCAGTTGGGCGTGCCACTACCTGCACCAGACCAACCACTAGACCCGAAAGTGGAAGCGCAACTCGCACCGTTGGTGGCTCAAGCCGCACAGCAGTTGCTACAAAACAATCAGAAAGAGGTTGCACAGAAACAGGCTCAACAACAAGCACAAGACCCAGCCGTTCAAATCGAGCAGGCCAAGTTGCAGTTGGAAGGCAAGAAGGTCGAGATTTCCGAGAAGAAACTACAGATGGATGCGGCTGCGAAAGCAGATCAACTCGACATCGAGCGCGAACGCATCGCTGCCCAAGAACGAATCGCTGGCATGCAGACTGGCGCAAAGGCTGAGAGTGACAAGATGAATCTCTCTGCTAAACAACAAGCCGAAGGCTTGCGTATCGGTGCTGATGTGGCTAAGACCCAAGCACAAATGCACCACCAATCCGCCCAACAAAAGGCGCAACAACCGAAGGAAACTGATTGATAAAAGAACTTGAAATACTGCGAAAGAAATTTCGCGAACGCATGAACGACTTAGCCGACACCGTGGCTACGGGCAAGTGCGCCGATTTTGGTGAATACCAAAAACTTTGCGGGGTGATCGAGGGACTGGCCTACGCAGAGAGGGATTTAATCGACCTCGCGGAAACGATGGAGAAAAACGATGAGTGAACTCACGCTAGAACCCGGCATGTATGCCATACCCGATGTACCAGTAATTTCTGAAAAAGAAGTTGAGGACATCCCGATTGAAGACAGAGCCAAGCAGTTGCCAAACCCACAAGGTTGGATGCTGTTGGCGGCAGTAATCGACGTGCCTGAGACATTTGAAGGCTCAAACATCATTCGTGCAGAAGCCACCCGTAGAGCAGACGAGATGACCTCGCCTGTCTTATATGTGATGGAACTTGGCCCCGAATGCTACAAAGATGAAACTAAGTTCCCTAGTGGACCCCGCTGTAAGGCAGGTGATTTCATCTTGACGCGCCCGTACGCAGGTACACGCGTAAAGATTCACGGCAAAGAGTTTCGCTTGCTCAACGATGACCAAGTAGAAGCAACCGTGCAAGACCCCCGTGGCATAAGCCGCGCTTAAGGAGCAAATTATGGCTAGTTTTAAAGGCGATACGTTTAAATTCCCAGACGAAGTACAGGTCAACGTCAAAGACGATGACAAAGAAACCAAGGTTGAATTTGAAATTGAGGGTCAAGAACCCGAAAAAGTAAGTAAAAAGGTTGAAAAGCAAGAACCTGAGATTGAAATAGTTGACGATACCCCGCCAACAGAGACGAAATATGACACCAAAAACAAGCATGTAGAAGACCCTACAGACGAGGAATTGGACTCATATTCATCAAATGTACGCAAGCGTATTGAGAAACTGACCTATGCACGGCGCGACGAAGAGCGTGCAAAACAGGCGGCTATACAAGAAAAGCAAGAACTTGAAAAGTTAGCCCAGTCGTTCGTTGACGAGAACCGCCGTTTGCAAGAATACGTGCAAAGCGGAGAAAAAGCGTACATGGAAAAGGTCCAGACGCTGGCAAAGATAGAACTCGACAATGCCAAGTCCAAACTCAAGCAGGCGTACGATGCAGGGGATTCTGAGGCTCTTGCTTCCGCACAGGAAGAAATGATGCTTGCAGGCATGAAAGTGCAGCAAACACAAAATTTCAAGCCTACCCCTTTACAACAGCAAAATGATGTTGTACAGTCCGCTCAAACAGCCCCCGCACCTGCGGCACCCAAGCTGGACCCGAAGACATCCGAATGGATAGAACGGAATCCTTGGTTCGGTGACGATAAGGAAAAGGCCATGTCAGCTTATGCGATGGGACTGCATCAAGAATTAGTAGACAAATACGGGCAAGATTTCGCCCGCACCGATGAGTACTTCACTCAAATCGACGACAACATGCGTCGCACATTCCCCAACAGGTTTAAATCTGATTCAGATGACGAACCAACTGTTCGGGACACTCCCAAAAACAAACCCGCAACTGTTGTTGCGCCCGCAAATCGTGTGACGTCTGCGAAAAAAATTCGCTTGACTCAAACGCAAGTATCACTCGCCAAACGACTAGGGGTTCCCTTAGAAGTTTACGCAAAACATGTAGCTGCAATGGAGAATAAATAATGGCTGAAATTGACCGCACCGCACGTATTAAAACAACCCGTGACGCTATCAAACGCGTTGGGTGGCGCCCTGCCTCTGTTTTGCCAGACCCAGACCCACGTCCGGGTATTGCTCACCGTTGGATTGCAACATCTGTTTTGGGTGAATCTCTACACACTAACGTGTCTAAAAAACGACGCGAAGGTTGGGAAGCTGTCAGAGCCGAGGACTATCCAGAACTAGAAATTCCGGGTAATTCCAGTGGTAATGTAGAAGTCGGGGGCTTGATGTTATGCGCGTGCCCACTTGAGATTGTGCATGAACGCGATGCTTATTTCGCGATGCAAGCGCAAGCTCAAACTGACTCTGTAGATTCGAAGTTCATGGGTCTTAGCGACCCACGCATGCCGACTTTTACTGAGAAAAAATCGAATGTGTCTCGTGGCACAGCTTTTGGTTCTGGTTCTTAACTTTTCAAGGAGTCTTAAATGGCTTATCCCACCGTCAGTAAGACGTATGGATTCAAACCTGTCAATCGACTGGATGGACTTCCATACGCCGGAGCAATCCGTCAAATCCCCATAGCGCCAGCTTACGCGACCGCTATTCTTAATGGTGATACTGTTGCTGTTAATACCAGTGGCTACCTCATCGCTAACAGCACTACCAACTCTGGTGACAGCGTCGGTGTGTTGGTTGGATGTCAGTATGTGAACTCGTCGGGTCAAACTGTTCAAGGTCAATACTATCCAGCCGCTACTTCAGTCGCTGGTAACATGGCTTTTGGCTATGTTGTAGATGATCCTAACGCAGTGTTCCGCGTAGTTGCCACCAACGGTCAAACCACAGTTCCTAATCCGTTTACCCGCGCGATTGTTGGTGCTAACGTGGCTATTTCCGTTACTACTGGTAATACCATCACAGGCGATTCGTACTACGGTATTGACGGAACTTCCGCCGCTACTACTAATACGTTGCCTGTTCGTGTAATTGATGTTGTGCCTGATACTGCTACCGGTCAGCCCGGTGTGTCTACCACGACCTATTACGAGTTCTTGGTCAAGTTCAACTTGCACCAGTACACCGATACCACTGGTATCTAAGGAGTAATTAATCATGGCTATTTCACGCGCACAACTACTTAAAGAATTGCTCCCCGGCTTGAACGCCCTGTTCGGCATGGAGTACTCACGCTACGGCGAAGAGCATAAAGAAATCTTCGAAACCGAAGCTTCTGAGCGTTCTTTTGAAGAAGAAACCAAGTTGTCTGGCTTCAATGCTGCACCTGTCAAAAACGAAGGCTCTGCCATCCAATACGACAATGCACAAGAAGCATGGACCGCACGTTACAACCACGAGACTATCGCTCAAGGCTTCTCCATCACTGAAGAAGCAATGGAAGATAACTTGTATGACAGCTTGTCTAACCGTTACACCAAGGCTTTAGCCCGTGCAATGGCCTATACCAAGCAAGTCAAGGCTGCTTCTATTTTGAACAACGGCTTCTCCTCTAGCTACCTCGGTGGCGACGGCGTTGCTCTGTTCTCTACAGCACACCCCTTGATTTCTGGCGGTACCAACTCTAATACTCCTGCTACCCAGACTGACCTTAACGAGACTTCTTTGGAAGCCGCCGTTATTCAGATTGCTGGTTGGACAGACGAGCGTGGCCTCTTGATCGCCGCTAAACCACGTAAGTTGGTTGTTCCTCCACAACTGATGTTCGTTGCTACCCGTTTGTTAGAGACTAACCTCCGTGTTGGTACTACTGACAACGACATCAACGCCATCAAGAACAATGGTTCAATCCCAGAAGGCTACACAGTTAACCACTTCTTGACCGACACAAACGGTTGGTTCTTGTTGACTGACGTGCCAAATGGTTTGAAGCACTTCGAGCGTGTTGCTTTGGCAACTTCGATGGACGGTGACTTCGATACTGGCAACGTGCGCTACAAAGCACGCGAGCGTTATTCGTTTGGCTGGTCTGACCCATTAGGCGCTTGGGCGTCATCTGGCTCTTAAAAAGAGCAAAAGGGGAGCCTTGTGCTCCCCTTTCTTTTGGTGTATATTGCACCAACCGAGATTTTTCGGTGTATCAAACAGGCTCGGCTGACCTCATGCAGATTGATACGCCATAACGCATGGAGATTTCTCAATGGGATTTGCAACACACCTTGGCCCGTGGTTATTGGGCACTGTCAAAAACACTACTGGCACAACTGCTGGCACCATTCGCAATATGGGTGCTACAACAGTTTCTCAATCCGCCCCCCTCGTATTTGGCACTTTGACTGGCACAGCGTTTACGCTTCCAGCAGGCGCACAGATTACCGACATTAAAGTTGTCACCACTGTTGTGTTTAGTGCTGCTACTACGCTAAAACTAACTAATGGCACAACAGATTTCACAACTACAGGCACGATCACAAGCGTGGGCGGCATCAGTTTGACCGCTAACGCAACTACTCCTGCTTTGTGGTTGAACGTGGGTTCTACTGACGCAATCATCACTTACACAATGGCTGGTACATCGCTCACCACTGGTGCGGCGACTGTTATCGTTACCTATGTGGTACGTGATACTGACGGTTCTGCTAACCCATCTACCTCCCAACAGTAATTAATCGTGGGGGCTTCGGCCCCCTCATAACAGGAGATTAATTATGGCAATGCAATATGATGTAAGTTCAGTCCATCTGAACCAAAGCGGATTTGGAGTTATAGGTCGTTGTCGCGTCAAAGGCTTAGTAATTTCATGTAACGCTACAGGCGGTGCGGTAAGTATTTTTGATAGTCTTACAGCCCCTGTGTCTTCAAGCGTAACTTATGGTCGATCTGGTACTACTGTTACTGTAGCAAGCACTGCCCACGGTTTAAGCACTGGGGATAAAGTAGGTATTTCGTTTGCTGTAGGTACAGGTGGTTCGGCTACCAATGGTAATTACACAATTACCAGAACAACTGCTGATGCTTTTACGCTTGTTGACATCAACAGCGGAACAATTACTGCCACACCAGCCGCTATATACGTATACAACTCTGCCACAAGTACTAACTCTACGCAATGGCACGCTTCGTTTGATACGGCTGCGGCAGCGCAAATGAATAACATTGTGTTTCCCGGTGAAGGCTTGTTGATTGAAAATGCGCTGTATATCACAATGACAGCCACCAACATCACAGGGGTAACAGCGTTCTATGGCTGAGTCTAAAAAAGCAGTTCTAGCAGGGCGTAAGCTGTTTATCGGCATACCCTGCTACGACGGTAAAATCAATGTCAAGACTGCGTATGCGTTGGCTCAGTTGATGCCAGAAGCTATGCGGTTAGGCGTTGCTATTACTTTGTCTGACATTTCAAATTGCTCCATCATTACCCTAGCGCGTAACTCGCTGGTGGCGGAGTTTTTGAAGACAGATTGCACAGACTTGCTTTTTATAGATGCTGACGTAGTTGCTACACCAGAAGACATCTTGCGTTTGCTTGCTCAGAGCACAGACAAAGACATCACTGCGGGCGCGTATCCACGTAGAGCCAGAGACAAAAAGTTTTTTACAGACCTGTATTGGACAGAAGACGAAAACCTTGAGTTTGATGGCTCCCTCATGCGTGTCAAGCGTGTAGGTACAGGTTTTATGCTTATTCGTCGTCATGTCATCGAAGAGATGATTGCGGCTCACCCAGAGTGGTCATATACAAACAACGTAACGGGCAATAGGGTTTCAGCCATATTTGACTTTGACATTGTTGACGACCGCTATGTAGGCGAAGATTATTTGTTTTGTGATAGGGCTACTGAAATGGGATTTAAGGTCTACATTGATGTGGACATCAGCTTGCCCCATATTGGTAGCGAAACATTTACCAATAACTTCCGCGAAGAAGTTGTTGTCCCAATGTTAAAAAACATTCGAGAGTCTCGTTTGAAAGTTGTAAATGGCTAAGACACCAGCATGGCAACGCAAAGAAGGTCAGAACAAGAATGGCGGCTTAAACGCCAAGGGCCGAGCCTCTGCGAAGAAAGAAGGGCACAACTTGAAACCGCCGCAACCCGAAGGCGGCTCAAGGAAAGACTCTTTTTGCGCCCGCATGTCTGGTATGAAGAAAAAGCTGACATCCGCAAAAACAGCGAAAGACCCGAACTCTAGAATTAACAAAAGCCTGCGGGCTTGGAATTGCTAATGGATATGATTATTTGGAACTCAATTTTGTCTGCTTTGTCAGCCATACTCATGTGGGTATGGAAAGACAAGTCGGACGAGTTAAAGCGGGTTGAAATCCTGCTCAACAAAACACGCGAGGAGATTGCCCGTGATTACGCAACTAACGCAGAAGTGCAAAGAATTACTGACCACATTGACCAACGCTTTAACAAACTTGAAGCAAAAATTGACCAGCTTATTCAAGCGAGAGTCTGATGGCAACGGTAAGTAAACCAGTCAAACTCAGCAAAGGTGACGACACCCGCGCTGATGTACAGAGTGTTAACCAGCCAAAGACCAATCACGGTGCGATGGCATTTTTTAAAAGAGGTGGAACTATGGCTACTAAGAAAATGAATCCCTTTGCTAAATTTGAAGCATCTGCTAAAGACAAAGCAATGGACAAAAAAGAAATGGCGGGCGGTATGGGTATGAAGAGCGGCGGTAAAGCTAAAAAGATGGCTTCTGGCGGTTCTGCTTCTTCCCGCGCTGATGGTGTTGCTCAAAAAGGCAAAACCAAGGGCAAATTGATTTCAATGGCTTACGGCGGCAAGTGCTAAGTCATGATTCCA